GCTGATTATCAATATGCCACCCCGGCATACCAAGTCAGAATTCGCTTCATACCTGCTTCCGGCGTGGTTTCTAGGTAAATTTCCTAACAAAAAGGTCATTCAGACCTCTCACACTGCCGAATTGGCTGTGGGATTTGGACGAAAGGTGCGAAATCTTGTCGATCAGGACACGTATAGAGAGATTTTCCCGGGGGTTGGCCTACAAACAGACTCTAAGGCTGCTGGCAGGTGGGCGACTAACAAGGGTGGAGACTATTTTGCTATCGGTGTCGGTGGTGCTGTTACGGGTAAAGGTGCCGACATCCTTATTATCGACGATCCGCACTCTGAGCAAGAGGCTGCGCAGGCGGAAATAAACCCAGAAATCTACGATAAGACCTACGAGTGGTACACATCAGGCCCACGGCAGCGTCTACAACCGGGAGGCGCCATCATAATTGTGATGACTCGGTGGAGTAAGAAGGATCTCACGGGTCAGGTCATCAAGGCGGCAAGTCAAAGGTCGGGTGAGGAGTGGGAAGTCATAGAATTTCCGGCTCTTTTGCCCAGCGGCAAGCCCTTGTGGCCTCAGTTCTGGCCTCGGATGGAGTTAGAAGCCCTCCAAAAGGAACTTCCCCACGGCAAGTGGATGGCGCAGTACCAGCAGAATCCGACTTCTGAGTCCTCAGCCATTGTAAAACGTGAATGGTGGCAGGTCTGGGAGGATGACGAGGCGCCAAATTGTGAATTTACCCTGATGGCGTGGGATACGGCCTTTGAGAAGAGTAATCGAGCCGACTACAGCGCTTTGACCCACTGGGGAGTGTTTTATCACCCGGATGATACGGGGCTACCACAGGCAAACATCATACTTTTGAACGCTTTTCGGGAGCGTATGGAGTTCCCAAAACTAAAGCAGACGGCTATTGATCAGTTCAAGGAATGGGAGCCAGACAGCGTAATTATTGAGAAGAAAGCCTCTGGGGCGCCCCTGATTTACGAGATGCGGGCGATGGGAATTCCTGTTCAGGAGTTCACTCCAAGTAAAGGTAACGACAAGATCAGCCGATTGAACGCCGTATCAGACCTGTTTGCTAGTGGTAGAGTGTGGGCACCGAACACACACTGGGCGGAGGAGGTAATTGAAGAGGTTGCAAGTTTTCCTGCGGGCGAGCATGATGACTATGTTGACTCCGTGTCCCTAGCGTTGATGAGATTCCGCAAGGGTGGGTATATACGTACACTTCTCGACGAAGAAGATGAGTTGCCGTCATTCAAGAGGCATTTCGAGGGGTACTACTGATGTTGGTTGAGGTACCTGAGATATTGTGTGATTTGGCAGTTAAGGACTTTGTAAAGGTTAGCCCCATAGAGGCGGGTATAAGCACTGATATTTTAGTAAACCGTGAAATTAGGGACACAACTGTTCGTTTTATAGAAGAGAACCACTGGATGACTGGAGTTATGTATCACATCGGGCTACAGGCAAATAAGTTCCACGATTGGGGCTTTGATGTGAATTCTTTTGAAAACATTCAGTATGCAGAGTATGAAGATGGGCAGCATTACAATTGGCACATAGATACGTTTCTTCTTTCTAAACGGCCTTTAGATCGAAAAGTTACAGTAATTTGTTTATTAAATGACCCTAAAGAATTTGAAGGGGGAGAGTTGCAGGTCAAAAAGGAAATGATTCCGCTTAAAAAAGGATCTGTAATTGCGTTTCCTTCGTTTTATCCACATCGCGTAACTTCGGTTACTAAAGGTATTCGTAGGTCTGCGACTCTTTGGGTTACAGGCCCAGCGTTTAAATAAGGATAGTTTGAGGGGTACTACTGATGGCGGTTACTCAGCAACATATGGGGCGTAATTCGTTAATAGACCGACTAACGGCTCAGGTGGGTGATCGGGATTTGGCTGTTGAGATATTGAAGAAGCGAGGGCACTTGGAAGCGGACGGCGTAACACTAACCTCCAAAGGTAAAGAGCGTAATGCCATGACTGCCGAAGAGCGTGCCATTGATAGGGCTGTTAAGCGTACCGGCAGGAAATCTCAAGACTTTACTTACAAACCGTCTACCAATATGGCGGTTTTAAAAAACAGGAAATAAATATGGCAATTGACAAAGCACTAGGGCAAGCCCCGCTAGGACTAAATCTTGAAGAGATGGAAGATGAGCCTGCTCTTGAGATAGAGATTGAAGATCCCGAGGCTGTGCGTATTGGGATTGATGGGAAGACTATATTAGAGATTGAAGAAGTAGAAGTCGAAGATGATTTCAATGCCAACCTCGCTGAAGAGATGGACGAGGAAGAGTTAACTCAGTTATGTAACGATCTGATTGGCGAGTTTGAAGATGACACATCGAGTCGTAAGGATTGGATGCAGACATACGTAGATGGCCTAGAGTTGCTGGGTATGAAGATTGAGGATCGCACCGAGCCGTGGCCCGGGGCTTGTGGTATTGTCCACCCCCTGCTGTCTGAGGCCCTCGTTAAGTTCCAAGCCGAGACAATAATGGAGACCTTCCCATCAGCGGGGCCGGTCAAGACTCAGATCATCGGTAAAGAGACGCCAGAGAAGAAAGAAGCGGCTACTCGTGTCAAAGATGACATGAACTACCAATTAACCGATGTGATGGTCGAGTATCGGCCTGAGCATGAGCGGATGTTGTGGGGCTTGGGTCTGGCTGGTAATGCGTTCAAGAAAGTCTATTACGACCCTTATCTTGAGCGTCAGGTATCGCTATTTGTGCCCGCCGAGGACGTTGTGGTTCCGTATGGGGCGTCTAACTTAGAGAACGCGGAGCGTGTAACCCACGTGATGCGTAAGACAGAAAACGAACTGCGCAGGTTACAGGTAGCAGGCTTTTACGCAGATGTAGAACTTGGTGATCCGGTTGAAGCATTCGATGAGGTTGAAAAGAAAATTGCTGAGAAGATGGGCTTCCGTGCCTCATCTGATGACCGATACAAGATCCTTGAGATGCACGTTGACCTCGATCTACCCGGATACGAGGACAAAGACGACGATGGGGAGCCGACGGGCATTGCTCTGCCTTACGTTGTTACTATCGAAAAGGGCACGCAAACAGTCCTAGCAATCCGTCGGAATTGGAATCCAGATGATGATACTAAGCAAAAACGCAATCATTTTGTCCATTATTCATACATCCCGGGATTTGGCTTCTACGCTTTTGGTCTCATTCATCTCATTGGCGCTTTTGCTAAGTCTGGCACTTCTATTATTCGCCAACTTGTTGACGCTGGTACTCTCTCGAATCTCCCCGGAGGATTCAAAACTAAAGGTCTGCGGGTTAAGGGAGACGACACGCCAATTTCTCCGGCAGAATTCCGAGATGTAGACGTAGCCTCCGGCACGATCAAAGATAACATCATGACGCTCCCCTATAAGGAGCCGTCGCAGGTGTTATACAGTCTACTGGGCACCATAGTTGAAGAAGGTCGTAGATTTGCTAGTGCAGCAGATCTGAAGGTATCCGACATGAGTGCTCAGTCCCCTGTAGGGACGACGTTGGCTATATTAGAGCGGACGTTAAAAGTGATGAGCGCTGTCCAAGCGCGGATTCACTACAGCATGAAGCAGGAGTTCAAACTCCTTAAAACGATTATCCGCGACTACACTCCCGAGGATTACTCGTATGAGCCGGTAGAAGGGCCACCACGGGCTAAGAAATCAGACTACGATCAGGTCTACGTTATTCCGGTAAGTGACCCCAATGCGGCAACCATGTCGCAGAAGGTTGTTCAATATCAGGCGGTCATGCAGTTGGCCCAGCAGGCTCCTCAGTTATATGACCTCCCCTTCCTGCATCGGCAAATGCTTGAGGTTCTTGGGATCAAGAATGCTTCTAAGTTAGTACCGATGGAGGACGACGAGAAGCCACGCGATCCAGTCTCTGAGAACATGGACATCCTTACTGGCAAGCCGGTCAAGGCGTTTATTTACCAAGATCACGAGGCGCATATCGTTGTCCATATGGCTGCTATCCAAGATCCGAAGATTGCAAAGATGGTTGGTCAATCACCAATGGCTAATCAGATGATGGGTGCGATGGCTGCGCACATTCAAGAACACGTAGCCTTTGAGTACCGTCGTCAGTTAGAAGAACAACTTGGTGTGCCCTACCCGGCGCCAGACCAAGACATGCCGGAAGATATGGAAGTACAGATTTCTCGTTTGGCAGCAGCAGGAGCGCAAAAACTTCTTGCTCGCAACCAAGCCGAGGCATCACAGCAGCAGGCACAACAGGTCGCACAAGATCCTATTGTCCAGATGCAACAAGCAGAATTGGCTATCAAACAAGCCGAACTGCAACGCAAGACCACCAAAGATCAGTTGGATGCCGCCGCAAAGGCAGATCAACTTGAGATCGAGAAACAACGGATTGAGGCACAGAAAGAGATTGCAGGTATGCAAGTTGGTGCCAAAGCCGCAAAAGACAAAGCCGACCTTACCGCTAAGATGGAGTTAGAGGGTATAAGGCTTGGCTCACAAATCGCTCAACAAAGGGCGCAAGGTTCCAAACCACCGAAGAAAGGCAGTGAATGAGTAATGACCTACTTAAGTATCTTTCAGACAAGGTACGAGAGGAAATGAAAGTGATTGAAAACGACACCGTTCTAGGTAATGCCAAAGATTTTGGGGCGTATCAATACGCTTGTGGTATTTATCGTGGACTTCTGATCGCAAACAATATTCTTATAGAAACAGCAGAAAGGATGGAAAAAGACGATGACTGAACTCGCCATCGCTACAGAAGAAGGTGAAGTAAGTACTCTGCCAGACACAGACGAACGCAAAGCCAAGCAGTTACCGGATCCTTCGGGATACCGCATTTTGTGTGGAATTCCTAGCATCGACGAGCAGTACGAAAGCGGGATTATTAAGTCTGATATGACCCTCCAGCACGAAGAACTACTCACAACGGTTCTTTTTGTCGTGAAGATAGGGCCGGATTGCTATAAAGATCCTGCAAGGTTCCCAAGTGGCCCTTGGTGTAAGGAAGGGGACTTTATTCTCGTGCGCCCCCACGCAGGTACGCGACTGAAGATTCATGGTCGTGAGTTCCGCATCATTAACGATGATTCTGTCGAGGGAGTAGTTGAAGACCCCCGTGGAATCAGCCGCAAATAGGAGTAAAACATGCCGTTACCCAAAGAAGCAGAAGGAAAACCTGATTT